GGCTGGCATGGGTATCCTGCTGTGAGGATGTCGCAGTCTGGAACAAGTCCTGTTGGGTCATTGGCTAGCTCCCTCACATCTTCAGCAATCGGCACATCAGGCCAATGCTTTGCTAATACCTTGCGTGACCATGGCTCTATGTCACAAAACAATACCGGGCGTGATAATCCAGCCCACTGAAAGCCCAAAGCAAACCCGCCTATGCCACTGCATAAATCCACATGCCGCATTACACATAGCCTTTACCATCGCAGGTGTAGCAACTTGTCCACTCAACACAGCCATAGCCATCAGGCTGACGTATCATGCCATCATCACAATCGGTGCAAGCCTTGACTGCAATGCCTAGCCGGCACGTTTCGCACACCACCAAGCCGCCTTTCGGCTTTGGCAACATGGTCTCGCATTTAGGGCACATACCCCAGCGCAACCGGTTATGCCATGTGCCGTCGCCTTGCTCCATCACACACCTGCTTTTAATTTCACGATAGGATCTAGGATCTCGTGCACCTGTTCCAACGACCTAGCCAAACCCCAGTGGCATCCAGCTAGTAATAGCCGGGCTTTCATTTCCTCTTGATTAGGCGTGAGCTTGCCGCCTTTCAAACGCTTCAGCTCAATAAATATGGATGTGCTAATGCCAACCCGCGACTGATCCGCCGGCACAAATATTTCCAGATCCGGCCAGCCGAACTTGGTGCCCATCAGCTTGAGCTTTCGCTTGAACGCCACATGGCGCGTCCCCTCATTAGGGCTGTGATGAAACACACAACCCTCCGGCAGCGCGACCTGTAACCAATTGACAACTTGCTTTTGTAGCTCGTCCTCAGTCATGTCGTATGTAGAAATCATTGGGCATAACCTCACCGTTACTCATTCGCATGATGCGATCCATAAACACCTCGTTTGGAATCAAACGCTGTTCATGGCCAAATGGCAAGCACCACCGACGCACTACCGTGGCATGGGAAGCCCCCACCTGGCGTGCCAGCTCCGAATAAGACCAAGCCTTTTTCTTTCTATAATCATCTAATATCATGCTTTGTTGCTATCATGCCTTGACGCTTTGCGTCTAGCCCTGTAATGAAACTAATTACATTTAACGGAAACAGACAAAAAGAGAATGTGAAATGCTAGTAGATGCACCAGATTTCGCTACAAAGCTGGGGATTTGGACGGTTTCAAACCCCCGGTCAAAGGATCGAGCGAAAGATTTTTTCGAAAAAATACATGTCAGACCACAGATTGAAGAGGCAAAAAAAACCCTGCGAAATCCTGATGTGTCTGAAAAAGACAAGCTGATTGCCAAGGATACACTGTATCGGTTGCGGGATCGGCGGGGTAGCGCCAACATGATGGGTGGTGTAGCTACCCAAACCATATGTGACCTTGCTCTTGTTATGGATAAAGAGGGCAAGACATTGGATATGGCTGAAGCCACATACGCCGGCGTCGAACAGCTCCAAGCGTATCAGCCAAACAGTGAGCTGGATGGAAGCAAAAAAGAAAAATATCTAGAAGAGCTACCATTGGTGGCCGAACATGCGGTCAAGGGCTTGCAAGAGGCTATGGCTAGCGACAACCGTATACTAGGTGAGGTCGAATTACTGAAGCCCCTGCCTACATTGTCTATACCTTATCACACCAAGCCGGACTATAACCGGCGCGGTGATCTCAAAACAAAATGGTCGCGGCCTAGTTCACGATCTAAATCCGGCTGGCAAAATGCCAGCTTGCCTAACTCACTGACCGGCATGTTTGATATGAACAACGTGTTTCAAGCCGCGGGGTTTTGGGCATTGAACGGCAACCTGCCACCATTCATTGTCTATGCAAACGCTACAGACTATCGTGTTTTCACACCGGAAAACGCGCCCGAATTGCGTGATGATTTCCTGCAAGACATCATAAATGAAACCACGCTTTACCACCGGACAACCGAAAACATCCTGAAAGCATCCAAAACAAAGGCGGATGTGTTCAGATTGGTGTCGCCTGATTGGTCTGCAATTTACTGGCAGGAAACCGAAACCTATCTTGATGAAGCTAAGAAAGTATGGGGGTTGATATGAAAACTTTGTTGAGGGAAGCCATGAACACTTTGTTGTGGGTTATTCTGATGGGCATTTTGTATGTCGGTCTGACAATCGTATTCGTTGATTCAAACTGGTGGGGGTAATTATGGTTCAAGGTGAAATTGATTTTGATCGGCCAGCTCTGGTGCACAGAGATGCCAAGGACACTGAGATTAAAGCCGCTGAGGCGATCAATCCAAGGGTGACCGGCTTGAGGCTGGACACATTAAAATGTCTTGGCGATAGACCTACCGGCATGTCGTCTAGTCAGGTAGTAGATGGCGTTGGCCGGTATGAGTATAGTGTCAAGCCTCGCATCACTGAGTTGCAAAACATGGGGCTCGTTGAGGATAGTGGCCTGAGAGCCAAGAACCCCCGCGGCAGACAAGAGGTTGTCTGGCGTATCACTGAAGCAGGTTTAAAATTTTTGGAGGGCGTAGATGGCTAATTTACCAAACGAGCTTATCGAAATATTCAAAGCGATAGGGCTCACAAAAGATCAGGCAACATGGGATTGCCATGGCACACCGGTTGCTTTGCATAAAGCGCTGGAACAGGTGGCCGCTTATAAAGGTATCACGTTTGACCCGCCGGTCATGATTGAGGCAAACGCTGATAAAAAGACAGTCGTGATGCAGGTGTCTGGCCGGCTTGGCGACAAGGTCGAATGGTCTGTTGGTGAGGCCGCGCCTTACAACAACAAGAACAGCTACCCATATGCCATGGCTGAGAAACGCGCAAAAGACCGCGTGATCCTCAAGCTGATTGGTGTAGCTGGGTTTGTTTATTCTGAGGATGAGGCTGATGATTTCAAGCAGACCCGCCCGGAACACATCAGCGTTGCACCGGCGAAACAAGAGCCGGCAGCGCCAAGCAAGCCGGCGCCAACCGTGGATGACATACCGTTTGACGACGATCTGTGGCGCCAGTGGGTGGATCAGGAAAAGAAAAAGATATCCGGGTTTACCAAAGCGTATCAGCTCATGGGCTGGGGCAAGAACACAAAGACCCAGCGCGAAGAATTACAAGAGTATGACCGCGAGTTATACGCTGAGCTGAAAGATTTCTATGCCGCTAAATATGAAACTGTAAACAATGGAGAGAGATAATGCCTCAGTTTTCACGAGCTAAATTTAAAATGCGTCAGGACATTCAAGCTACCGACGACATGGGTGTGCCTAATGAGTTCCGTGCTACCGCGTATCTGCAATTCCGCACTGAGTGGGATGACAGTGCGCGGCGCTTCAAGCCCATGTCACCAGAGCAACAGGCAATATGTGATGAGCTACATCAGCAATTGTTTGAGGCTGGCGTTGAGTTCGGCATCAGCGTACAATACAGAGCTGAAGGGGTTGAGGACGTCAAAGATATGCCAAAGGTCATGACGTTTTCGTTATTGTGCAATGAGCCAAAAGAAAAAAGACAACCAGTCGCAAGCGCCCCAAGCGCCTCAGACGACAATGGTTGGTGAGGTGCAAACAAGTGACGGCTTTGTGGATGACCCCAGAGCCGTCGCTGATCCAGATCAATATGGTAAGGTTGATTGGCAAACCACCTACGTTTTCACAAGGTGGCGCTCATATGATCACTGTGAAAAGATAGACCCATACCATACAAGACACAAAAAAAAGGGGCGCTGATGCGCCCCTTTCTTTCGGCTTGAATTACTTGTCTTCTTGAAAGTAACAATGAATTTCATATTCAATGTACTCAAGCAATTGATCATGAGTCATTGCATCTAAAACAAACTCGTAATCGTCTACGATAGAAGCAGGATCAATCCAGTAGTTGCCGGCATGACCGCCATCAGTCTGACCAATAGCGTTCTGCACGATCAGACACAGTCTGTCCAAATCCTTTGGCTTGCTCTTTACTACAAGTGAAGCAATCGTATCGCGGTACTCAGCAATCGCATCATCAGCCTTATGTGGGAAGCCGGATGAGTCCTCTTTGATGTTTTCAATATATATGCCCTCATGGTCAAAGCCCATAACCTTTAGATCGTCCACGGCATCTATTGCTTTGACCATTGCTTCTTCACGGTCATCGCCTTCCCATGAAATAGGAAGACGCTCACCATTACGGCAAACAGTGATGGCATACTGTGTGCCATATTCCTCACCCAATTCCTGCACAGCTTCTTCCTTTGTCTCAAACGCAAACAGTTGCACATAGGTTTCTCTGTCGCGGTCAATCTCACACATGATTGAACCACAAGCGTCGTTGTTATATGAACTGTTTTCAAATTTTGTTTCGCCAATTTGTGCAAGTGGCAAAGCGTTGATGTCTTCAAGCAACGCGGCATGGAAATTTCTGTAGCTTTCTTTTTCAAACCAAAACATTTGTTTCTCCTTTTTAAACCTCACACTAAATATATAGTGACGGTTTCCGTCAAGTTCAAGAGAAATAAATATCAGCGGTATCGCCTTGTCTTAGCCATGATGCTTTTAGGTTGCTTGCTGAATTGTTTGCCAGCCCGTTTGGCTTTGCGTTTGGCTCTGGTTGTGGCCGCATACTCTGCCGGCGACAGGGCTTTGATTGCGGCTTCGGGCAAGTAACGCTCCCCGGTAACGCTAGATTTTTTACCGGATTTGGTGCGCCACTTTTGTTTGCCCCAGTTTTTTAATGACTGTTGTGGTTTACGCATTAGTTTTTATATCCCCCGCCGGCAGCTTTATAACGCTTGGCCAAACCCTGAGCTTTACGAGCTGACCATTTGCCAGCAGCCGTGCCATAGGATGCGCTGGCCAAGATAGACTTGAACATTCTTTTTCGCATCCCAGGCTTGGTGTAATTGCCAGCCTTGTTGACTGTGCTTTTCTTCTTTGCCATTACTTTTTCTTGGCTTTGATAATTTTAGCTCGCAATGCTTTTGGCAAAGTCTTTTGCTTTGCAGTCAGCTTTGCTTTTTTCATACCAGCTTTTTTTGGTGGACGGCCTCGCTTGCTTCCGTATGTTCCTGGCCCCATCGGCATCACGCAGTCTCCTTTGTTAACATTCCCATCTACGCCTTGCGGCTTTTCCTCTGGGGCCAGTCCAATTTTTGGATCTGGCACAGAAGCTCTTGCGCCTTTTCGCAGCTTTGCTGCCCGGCTTTACTTTGCCCGTAACCGGCGCCTTTAAGTTACTGCCGGTAGCACGATTATATTTGGCACGGCCTTTGGCAGTCAGCCCACCGCCCTGCTTGACTGACCGCTTTTCGCCGCGGCCAACAGATAGATTTACGGATTTCTTTTTACGCTTAGCTGCCATCAATCAATCCGTGCCGGTATCCGTTGGCCCGATCATAAGTCAGCACCTCTTTGCGTGGCTCATGCACATAACTACAATGCACCCAACCGGTGTTGCCGCCGGTGTAACATTCTAAGATAAGCTGATCGAACTCTAGGTTATCCCTGATCCACTCAGCCAGCTCCATGTTGCTTATACTAGGAACCTCAAAGTCTGCCGCCTGACCTTTAGCGTGTTGGCTATGAATGTTGCTACCAACAGCTATGCACAGCTCCGGGCATCGATATCCAGAGCTGACTGTAAAAGGTATATTATATGCATCTCGTATCGGCTGTAGGATCTCCGCACACAGCTTCTCCATGTTCTCAATGGCAGAACTATCAGGCGTGTTGTCAATGCCCTTCCTGAGCGCTGTTTGGCTCTTTACCATCTCAGCCAAGCTAAAGTTTTTGGACAGCTTCATTTGGTTAAACCTTTTTGCTTTTCATAAGTTCTAAGCGAACCAATGCCGAGCATACCGCCAAGCACAGTTAACAGCGTACCCATGTCAAAATCAGGCATCTCAGGCAAATCAACGCCGGCAAATGTCGCGCCAAAGATGATCAGGTCTTTGAGTATAAAGTGATAGGCAAAAGCAATAGCGCACACCCAGCCCACAGCCGGGCGCCAGCCGCCCTTAAATACACTGCCGCTGGCCGCCTCAGCCTTGTTGATCTCCAGTTGAGCAAGCAACGCTTGTTGGGCGTGTTGATCTGCCATCGTGGCCAGCTCATGTGCGAGCTTGTTCTTTTGATCTTTGTCTTCAATAAATTTATCTAGCAAGCCGGTCACCGGCCCTATCAATGCCTGGATCATTCGCATCTGTCCTTTCCAGCGCAGTCCTCTGGAAAACATTGTGGAATCATAAAATAAAAATCGTTATTTGTAGATTTATGCCACAACCCGTCAGATTTAAGCCAGTTGCATTGCTCTAGTGTAAGTGGCTGTTGAAGTGCCATCTGCCCTATGGGATGGTTTGTAACGCCGTCGCTACCCCACATACTAATTACAAGAATGTATAATGTTTCTTTCATTCTTTCGGCGTCCTTGCTTCCTTGCCCAGATAAATACCATAGACCCCGGTCATCACCCCCATGATGACCGACACAAAAGCAGATTGCTGGGTTGTCGGCGCTTCTAAATTCATGAACCATTCGGCGCACCGCCATGACATAGCAACAGATGCAAGCATTGTAAGCTTGGCTGTAAGATTAAACTGTATGTATCGTTTCCACCAATCGGTCATAGGACAATCTCTTCAGCGCTGCTTTGGGCTACGGTGACAAACAAGAAAACAAACAGCGCTATCGTAACCGCGATAATACCGGCGACAAGTAACGTTGTTTTAATCGTTTCTTCAATTTCTTTGGCCCTTCTTGCAGCCTCTCGACGCGCCGCTTTCTCCGCTTCTTTTTGCTCCCTGAGTTTCTGATTATGATGATTGACGATTTCATTCCACGTGTCTGGGCCAAACCGCAAGTTAATCATAGTTTTGATTTCTTGCATTTGTTCCTGTAATTTTTTGGCTTCAAGAACTGCATCAATACTGCTTTGAAACTTGATGTCACCAACGCCAGCTTGTTTATTACGCTCGTCATTAAGTTTTTTTTGGCAGTCAAAGAGCGTACCGATTTGTTGTGAAATATCAGCAACAGATTGAACATCGTTAATCCTTGCTTTGATAAATGCTATGGCATTGCTGGCGGCTGCTACGGCTGCTACCGCTGTCGTGATAGGCTCCATGTCAGCCCCGCAAGATTACACCCAGCAAAAGAATAATCATCGTACCAGCAGAGCCTATCATAATATGCTCAATACGTTTAATACGTAGGATAGTTTCTTTCCAACGCTCATCAGATACAGCGACATGCTTTTCAAGTTCGACATGAATTGATTGCAGGGTTGGCTTTGGCATCAGCTTGAAACTTCAATAAATATTACAGATGATTTTGCTCCAGTGGCTGCATCATTTTGAGTTCTGTTAATGTATAGAGTTGTTGAGCCGTTATTACCTGTTCTGGTTTGGCATACAACTGTAATAGCTGAACCATCTGTGTTGTTTACACTTGTCATAATATTACAAGGAATAATACCTAAAGAATTATTGGTGACTCCATTATAAACACTCATAGTGCAATCACCATTGCCTGTTACATAGTCAGTGCCATCAATTACCCATTTGTAATCAAGATACTTTTGGTAAGTTATATCAGCATAAGCAACACCATAAATCAAAACGGTACTGCTAGTCGCTGAAGGTGTGAATGAACCAAAGTCTAAGTCATTTGCGTAAGCAGCCGCACTTGCTCGTGTACTTTGAGTGGCGATTTCACTGATTGATGCTTTAAGTATCTTACCACCAACACCAGTTGGCAATGAAGTAACGCTAGTCAGAGACTGATTGTTTAATCGTATTAGTGCCATCACGCTATCCTCATCACTGACATCCAAGTTACCCTTGCATTTGCCAAATCACTTGAACCTGAAACTTGAACAATGTTTGCGGCGGTTGAACCTATCCTCCAAGTGGAAGTCCCAGCGTTATCTGCAAATGCTTTTAATCTTATTTTAGTAGTGGCAGTTGTTGCTTTATAGATAAAAGAACCTGTCAGAGTTAAACTACCACCACTATCAGTGTCATTGTTACGCAACTGTGAACCGCCAGCTTTGTAAGCAGAATAAGTAGTTCCATCAGTAGCCACCTCAATGCCAGCATGTGCATAAATTAACTGTTCTGTTTCTGGTGCGTTTGAAGAAACACCACAGCTAAAACTAATTATATAAACACCATTACTGCTATCTAATAGATAAGCGTCATTTGCGCTGTCAAAGTAAGATGCTGTGTCATAAACGACAGTTCCACTACCACCAAAATCAACTACAACATTTGATGAGTCAGTCAGACTTGCTTGGTCAGTTGTTAAGTTTACCTCAAAGTATTCGCTTCCTGCATTAGACGATATGCCAGTCAGATTAGAACCATCAATTGCTGGTAATGCACCAGTCAACTTGGATGCCGCCATTGATTGTATCTTAGCGTTTGTAATTGTACCATCAGCCGGAGTGCCAACATTATACACATCACCAAACGACATTATAAAATCAATGCTGTCACTAGATGACAATGCACTGGCAAATACAATGTTACTGCCGCTAATAGTGAACGAATCTTGAGGGGCCTGTATTACTCCATTAAGTGAAACCAGTAACTGATTGGCTGTTGCTGGATAGTAGGCAGAGCCGCCAAGCGTCAAGGCGTAGGTAGCAGTCGCAGATGCAGTCAGGCTATCTAGTTTGTGATAGCCGCCGCTTGATGGTGAGTTTCCAAGATAGGGCATCTGCCTCTCCTTAACTTTCTGCCATTCCGTAAACTAACAACGTGCCTGTAGCAGAAGCTGAGACATCTGGTGTCGTAGAAGTATTCGAATCAGCAACAATAATTAGCCTCATGCCTGAGTAACTTGTTGTATTATGTCTTATGGCGCAACCATGAAAACTTGTTGCATCTGTACCGCTGTTTACACTGTACGCTCCATTAGCTTGAACAACAGTATGAAGCGCATTAAATGGATTATAAATTCCAAATTCATAATTTGCTCTATGATCATCTTGTACAGTATTAAGCATAAAATTAAAATGTGATCTGTTATTTCTGGATGCTCCCATATTTCTAGAAGCATTTGATGAATCAATGCCTCTAAATGCGTAATCTATGTCAGCAGTTGTATCGACAGTACCATCACTTGCTTTCAAATATTGAAAAGAGTGTGAAGTATCGGTATCACTAGTATCATCTCCTGTAATATCAAAAATTAATTTGTAAAAATTGTAATCTGCGCTGAACAAGTTAGTGAAATCCTGAACGGCGCTGGTTGTTGAAATGTTTACCTTCTTGATAAACCTAAAACCACTGTTAGACCCAGCACCTGTTACCGTACCAGTAAACGCAAAGTCATCAGTTAAATCTATGCTCTCAGATCTTAGCTTTGAAAGTGCCATATCTTACTCCGGCTTTGTAGGCCACACCACATCGTCTAATGATGAATAGCTATCAGTAATATCACGCAATGCCTGACGGTATGTAGTCTGAGCCGCAGTCATAGTCGGTGTGTCAGACATATCCCACCAGTCAGTTTCTGCAATAAGACGATTACGCTCTGTTCGTAATTCATTCAACTTGTAAGCCGCCAGCAACTCAGCTTCTTTGCTTGCCACCGCAGAGGCATCCCAAGATACAGTATTGCCATCAGCATCTTTAGCAACAGCATCAGCGCCGCTACCGCTAATTGAAACCACATTTGAATGTAGTACGTAGATTGCTTCGTGTTGCATTTGTTAGGTTCCTATCCTAAAAAACAGCCAGAAAACATACTGCCCCGGTTATTAATACCAACAGACGTATCGGTTTCAGTAAGAACCCAATGTTCTATTTCTTGATTAGCGGTACATTGTAAAATCGTAGAAGCAGTAAGACTTTGAAAATCAGGAGAAGGTTGACCAATCAAAACATAGGCTGAACGGTATACTATATCTGACTGATTAGTTCCTTGTCCGTCACCTGAGTATGAAGGTGTTCTCAAACCCATATTGATGTAATCGTTTGTTGTACCACTATCTACACGGAGCGAAATATTGAATTGATAAATACCTGCCACCGGAGCAATAAACTTATTATTGGTTTTATCAAAACAATTACCTACGTCAAATTCTTCAGTGCCATTTGTATTATAATCAATTGTTGCAAACGATGATGCGTTTACAGTGTAAGTAGTTGTGATTGTAGCTAAAAATGCAATGCTACCACCCAATCCTGTCAAAGAAGAACCATCACCGCTAAATGATGTGGCTGTTACTGAGCCGCTAGATGTGACGTTACCAGTAAAGTTGCCAGTCGTTGCCGCCAGTGGCGATGTCGTTGGATGGCTAACACTACCAACGGCCTTGCCTTGAAACACAACATAGAAATCATCTGTTGCCGCAATCGTACCAGTCATAGTCAGCGCTGTGCCAGCAACTGTATAAGCCACAGTTGGCTCCTGACGCACGTTGTTTACAAATACCTCTATTTCCATTGCTGATGCAACAGCATGGCTCAGTGTAAAACTAGTGCCAGTGCCACCTGTTAAATCCTGATAGGCAACAGACTGAAAAGTGGCTGATGGTGCGTTACCTAAGTATGGCATCAGGTTATCTCCATAATGCTCAATGTTGCGTCAACTTTTCCTGTTGTATCACTGTCAATCTGCAAGATGTCGCCAGTTTGCAAAATGTATTTGTTACCTGACATCATCTCCAACGCGCCACCCCCAATAATCGGCGCATCTTTAATAACAAACACAGTTTCGTTTGTTTCGTTATCAGATGTTGTAGATACAATCTTCACATCAACAGTGATGCTGGCTGTGTCGTTATTTGCCAGTGTCAAGCCAATGACAACTGTCGTTGTTGAAGCTGGAACAGTATATAAAGCTAAAGGCGTACCAGCGGAGGCTGGCATAGACCCATTAGTTTTTAGTTTAAAGGTGTTAGCCATTTTTTTATCCTAACGCTATTGCCAGAGATGTTGCGGTGGATTCAACCTCTGCTGTTGATGCGCCGCCACCATCGGCACCCGCTGGGCCTTGCGGCCCTGTTGCACCAGCCGGGATGCCAAACGCTATAGCCAGTGCGCCTGTGCTGCCTGTATATGTGGCGGTGGCTGTTGGACTAGCACCCTCAGTTAAACCAGATGCTGTAGCTGTTACAGAGTCAACCTTGCCCTCAGTAACAGTCAAATCTCCGCTAGTGTCAAAACTTAGGATTTTGTTTGCGCGATCAGACGCGCCAACCGTGAACTCAGATGTCGCAATCACATTTGTTTGTGACACTTTCAATGATCTGCCTACAGCTTCGTCGAGCTGTTGTGTGATCATGGTCAACCGGTCAAGCGCGTCCTCGTGGCTCTCCGCCGGGAAAGGATCGTTGGCAACGTAATCGGTGCCTTGTGTCAAATCCAGTTGACGCAATATAACAACGGTTTCGCCAGTCTGTGGCCGATTGTCTGTGGCACTGTAGTGAGCGTCAGTGGCGTCACCGGTATTGTATTTGAACAACACATTACCGCCGCTGTCACTACCTGCGCCGGTTACTACATAATGAGTATTGAGCGTTTTTGTTGTTTCAGTGCCATCACTTGATCTGATGATTACGCTAAGATCGCCATCGGCAAAAATTTTGAAACCATAAGCGAAGCTATGATTAGTGCCGTTGCCGGAATAACTGGCGCGGCTTGTGGTTGTTGATACTGTCATTATTGCACCCCTAGCTCTTTAAGCTCTGCACGTTCAGCAAATCTTAGTGCCAGGTCTTGGTTGCCCGGTTGAGCTAACAAGACCGGCAAAGCCGCACGATAAAAACGAGCCTCAGCATTTTTAATCATGCTGATGCGCTGATCATCGTCTGCTTGCTGATAAAGAGGGTCAGTCATCATTACCCTCAAATAGTCATTAAAATTATATACAGCCGGCCCACGTTGGCGCTGCCCTCTGGTCGTCACCATTTGTAATGGCAATGTGATCTGGTTCTTTGCAATGTCAGTCAACATGCCTCGATTGCGCTCACTCAAGGTTACGCCTTGTATCTTTTTCTTATCACGGCTTTCTGTTAGAGGCGCACCTAAGCGTATCAATTCTCTATGATACGGCTCAATGTCTTCACCATATGACATTCTAAATGGCGTGATGTTGCTCCATACAGATGCAACGGGATTGACATCAAAACCCAACCCCCGTGTCTTTTTGTTGCCCAGCATGTCATATTGAAATGCGTAATTCTCTTCAATCTTTTTGACATACGGTATTTGCATGACCTGCTGTTCCCAGCCCCATGCGACCTGTTCGTAAAACATTTTTGACCAGCTAGCGTCCTGCCAGTTTTTGACAGTGCCGACCAAGCTATATGGCACCTCTGGATACGGGTTGTCTGTATCTTGGCTTTCTTGATACAGCCTCTCAACGTCTTCTACGCTGTAATACCGATACGGCTTATCTACAGATTTGCGCTCGTTGTCGGTTAGCTTCTCAACATTTCTAACGACAGAGCTGAACGGCATTGGGAAAACAGCCACCGTGCCGCCCAAAAACCCATTCGTTATAATACTTGGGTCTTCATACTGAAACGCCCTGTAAATATCGCCTATACCCTGCAACATTGGCAGGTCACGGAAATACTCCACTGTCGCCATGGCAGACGCTGCCGCGAGGTTTTTTCTATCCTCTGGGTCAACAAACATAGTCTGATGACGCGCCGTGCTAGCCGCAATGCCTATAAACGCACTGACCGGCTCCAAGCCCTGATAGCTAATATAAGTGAGCGGCCCGTTTGGTAGGCCGGTCTCACGATTGTACAACGGCAATGGGTCGCCATCTTCATCAACCGGAAAATCTTTGCCGCGGAAAACAAAGCTGTAAGGTTGCCAACCGGGCGGCAACATCTTTTGCAATTGCCGGTCTGCCGGATAAGAGCCCGTAATCCTGCCATTGATAGCCAGCTCGTGGAACCCAGCCATAGTTGTGCTACCCATAGCCAGCCTGCCAAGTTGCCGGTCTCTAGCTTGCGGCCCGTTTCTGCCTAGCAGGTTATCTCTAATCTTGCTTCTAGGGTTTAGCATAGAAACAGCAACAGCTAACGGGTGGCCCTCAGCAACAATGAGCGTTGTATTACTAGGCGCCTTGGCAAACGGCATAATCAATTTGCCCAGCGGGTTTGACCTAAACGCAGATGTGAACTTGCCTATAATGCCATCACCCAGATCGGTGGTCATGGTCACATATCTGCCGGCAGCGTCCATTTCATCGCTTGCATATTTAGGGTCAAGCATCACCATCATGGCGTCGTCCATGGCCTCAGTGTCATTTCGGCCTATGTACTTAGCTCTCCGGTGGGCTCTTACTGATTCCTCATATAATGCGCCTCTGGCCGCTACGGTCTTAAACAAATCATCGGCAAACATTAACGCTCTACCTGGTAGGCGGATGACGCGACCTAAATGATCAACCGCGGTGCCGATTGCGTTGTTGTCTATGTTAAGGCGCTCTCTATCAATAGCGCGTAGTGTGCCGGCCTCTACCTTATTGAGGACATCTGCCGGGCTTTCTTCGCGAAATGATTTTGACGCAACAGCCCACGCATCACCCCATGCCCGGTTCATGCCGTGGATACGAGCAAACACATCCTCAAAATGGACACCGTCCGGGCTTGCATCGCGCCCCATAAGTCTAGCGCCAGTACGAGCTGTGGTGCCTATACTCGCCGCCATCAAATCACTGAGGACGTTGTAGCCCATAAATAAAGGTGTAGCTAATCCGTTCTTAAAATGTGTAGGAAAATAGGACAACAGGCCATTGATGTAGACCTCCATCCAAACATCCTCAACCTTTTGCTCCCAAGCGCCGGCAACATATTTATTAGCGCCAGCTTGACCGCCCTCTTCTAGAGCATCAAGGTAGCCCTTGGCCATTTTGTTTACCAGCTTGGTGCCGCCAGATTCAGTCAGTATGGCGTTCATCATTTCCGCCGGCACCTGAGTGCCAGCCGGTATTTTAAAAGCCTGTAGAGCCCGTGCTATCTCTGTCTGTGCGCCTTTAGCCTTCATTTGTATGCCGGCGTGAATTGACATCTGGCGCCTAAAATCAATCATGAGCTTAGGGCTGCCAAGGCCGCTTTGTATTTGTATTGCCATATTTTCTAATTTAGCGGCAGATCGCTGTAGCAAAATTCTAAGTGCCGTCATTTCTTCGGCGTTTAACGCTTGGCCAGTTTGCTTTCTTAAAATGCGCCGGGTAAATCCAACCTCATCTGCCAACAAGTCGCCGGCGCTTGCCAACGTTTCTTGGTTTGTACGGATACCCCTCTTTTCTGCTTCTATAGGGTTGGCGATAATTTCTGACATTGCGTTGACAACGCGGTTGATATCTTCGCCGCCTTCAAAATTGTCGAAATTAAAATCAATGCCGTCTTTGCCTTGCACATTGCTACTGATCAAATCACGGGCATCTTTATTTATCTGCGGAACATCATCAGCAAACTTTTCGTATTTGCTTTTAACAACTGGATCAGCCCCACCAATAGACATTTGGGCTTTTTGAGTGACTTGCTCATTATTCGGCAGCTCTGGATCAGCTGGCTCGAACAGATCCGGCTGATCAGCCAGCTCACGCTGTGTGGGCATCTGTATTGCAGTGGCAGCTTCGCCGCCGGCGGCTTGGAACCGCTCCTGCCCCTCTGGTGATAGCGCGTCTTTTGCTAGAGCTTCTTGTGTTTTTTGTACCGTTGCACCTTCGGGCATGACGCCTTCGGTAATAGGCTCAGGAACACGGCCAGCAACGCCCTCATCAATTAGCTCACGCGACGCACTGGGTGCGGCTTGCGCCGCTTTTTGCAACACCTTACTCAGAGCGCTAGCAAGCACGATACCTTCATCAACTTGAGGTTGCGTGTCTGCAAATTCGGTTACGCCCCCTGTCTGCAACGCTTTGGCGGCTTGTTGTCCGGGTGTTGCCATATTAGCTCCAAAGAAAAAGGCGCCCCAAGAGGACGCCCATCTTATTTATTTTTACTACATTTTTGAGGCGTTGGCTACACAGTTTGTGTTGAACGCTTGTAACTACCAGTCACATATAAATCTTGACTGGTTTGTCTGGATTGTTGCGCGGCAATTTGCCTACGGAGCTGCCGAGCTGAAAAGGTCTCCTGACCCTTGGACTCCTTCAGTTCTTCCTGTAGCTGAGCCTCCAAGGTATTCATCATAGCTTGTTCCGCCATTGATCCACTCCGTTCCTGATCTATCCGTGTTCTTAAACACAGTCGTGTCAAAGTGTACTACATCGGCGTAGGTAATTCCATCAATATTTTCCATGTCATTCATGACCTTGCGGAACTCTTTAGATTTTTCTGCAAAAATCTCATCAGCCCGTGCAGGATCAAAGGCATCATCAAATTCTGGTATGTATTGGAATCTAATGCCTACCAAGCTGCCAATGTCCTCAGTGCCGGTTGCTTGCACATCAACTCTATCCATCTGACGGGCGTCAGTAACAAACGTAAACCCGTCAATGCCTCGCTTTCTTAATATTGACGTAATTTGTTGCGCGTAGTCTGCACCTTGGCGATCACGGAAATATATCTCAACGCCGGGGCGAGACCCAAGTGTGCCAGCCGGCACTATCTTAGAAACAAACACAGCGTCTTGATCATATTTACGCCCAGCCTCTACCAGAGCTTTTGTCATATCAGCAGGGTCAAAATCAATTTGCGTGACAACCTCAAAATTCAAAGCGCGTTCTGCTTCGCCCATGAACTCACCGTATGTGTTGTTGGCCTGATAACCAATAACGCGCTGGTCGCCTTTCAATGGTGCCGTCAGCTCAGATGCCAGCTCTGCCTGTTCTAAATTTGTTGGCCGTTGATTTGGCCGCTCTCTAGATACGCCGGCAGTAAACCGCTGTGGTGCGCCTTCTAATGTGGCCAGCTCTTCTTTAGCCGCGGCGATCTGTTCCGGGGTGCTCCCCTTTTTGTTAATTACTGAACGTAACTCTGCGACACGCGCACGATCAGCAGAACCGCCATAAACAGATTCATAATCCAATGACCCGCCTTCGCCGGCTTTGGTTGTCCATCCGTTCTTTGTCCACTTTTCTTTTTCTAAAAACCACACAACAGCTTGCAAATCGTCCGGCCCAAGATCACCAAGGTTTGGATCATACGATTTTATGCCACCTTGCTGGTTCAATATATTTGCGGCCTCAGAAAACACCTCTTGCCCAAAACCAAATTCACCACCTATTTTGGGATCGTCGAGTGTTGACCCAGTCAAATGTTTACCCGCAACAGCTTTTTCTGCCGGCGGCGGGATGCGCGGCAAGCCGGCGGCATCTCTTAAATATCTAGCGGCCCAGACATCGATAGTGGCCTCATTGCCAAAACCAATCAGATTGCCTGTAAAGTTGATGGTTTTTGGAGATCCTCCAACCTTTACCTGCCGGAACATATCAAGCAATGCCTCAGTCGCGGCAGCGCTATTAGTATTGAAAAGCTCACCAGTAGCCTTGCGAATTAGCTTGAACGGATCATTAGGGTCTCTGTCTTTCGCATATAATGCTGTGCCCCGTGGTTCACCGCTCTCAATCAACTTGATATATTCATCAATTTCTTGATCGAACTCACCCCTGGTGAAGCGACGCAAAACCTGCAATGCGTTTTCGTAATTCTGTTGCACATTAGTTTGCGCTGATGTTGCGCCAAGAATATCTGCGAAAACATCGCCCAATCCACCAAATTCTTGGCGTAGGCGGGTTCTCATTGTTCTATACCAGTTAGCTTGCCCAATGATCTCTTGAGCCGCTGTGTCGCCGTTCTGCGCCCGCTGCAGTACGTCATTCACATCATCGACCGTTCTGTTAACAAGATTTGTTTTATGGGCGGCTTTGTTGCCTTTGTTTTTTGGAACGTGAAAAGCGTATGATGGCTGTTCCCATTTAATTTCTATAAAGCCTTTTTTGTTTACCTTGAAAGCTGGGGCTGTGCCTTTTGCGTTCACATTTATAGGCAACCAGCCATCAGATACTGGGTATTCATTTTTAATTCTTAGAGCTTCGTCTTGTGCCCTCTTGAGCAACGGTCTGTCTACCGCCCCGTCTTTTGTCGCGGCCTTTGTCAGGGTATCTACCTCTGATTGTGCCAGTCTTTTAATAAGCGTTTTGCCCGGTGCGCCCTCTGCCTCACTTGGCATCAAAGTTGTTGCGCCGGTAGCTGTGGCTATAGTGTTGGCCGCATAACGCAACGCCGTCGGGTTGTTTTTAATTTTTTTCAGAGTGGCAATAATGCCATCAAAAGCGAGCCCTAATGCGCCGCCCTGCATGGCCAAGCCTAGTCTGCTTTTTAGGCGCTCAGCCGCTGTGTCTTCCTCCTCTGATTCCACAGCCAAAAATTCCAGCGCTTGTGGCAGGATGCCTAAATCAATAAGCGGTCTGATAAAGCCGCCTTCCTTCGGGTCAAAATAACCACCCTCAGCGAGTGCGCTTTTACCGGCAATTTTTAATGGCGTAGCGGCTCCAGCTCCTGGCGTCATGGCCATGCCGGCGCCAAATTGCACAAAATCTCTAGCTAATTGTCCTATAAAGCCCTCTGGCTCAGGGACGTCTGGCAATCTGGATGGCGGGACAGTTGCCTTTATCTGTTTGCCTACCAAGCTAAGAGCTGGCCCAAACGCACCTGTCTCTAAAAGATCGGCGCCTGTCTCCATGCCAGATTGGGCGGCATCTCGCAAACCGCCCACGCCCACGCGAAACAATTCGTCTTTGACCTGTTCGCCGGCCTTCTCAAGCTCACTGATCGGGACGCCCCTGACTTCCATTTCTGGCTCAGGCTTTTTAATGGCACCTGCTAAAAAACGCCGTGTGTCTTCGGCATCATACGCATCGAGCTGTTGTGATTCGTAATCCATTAGTTGCCCTGTATCAGTTTCTGATAGTTTTTAATGTTAAGCGTAATAGCTTTGACGACTGGGTTTCTAGGGTCTTGATTTGCCAAATACTGTAGTGTTGAGCCGACAGGATCGGCTGGGTCTACAATCAAATCAGGCAAAGTGCTGATCCCGGTCACATAAGTAATCAACGCCTCTTGCATTTGCGTTTTATACTCAGCGTCATTTTCTTTGATAATCTCACGCGCTTTCTGGACTATTTGCTGATAACTCGCGCCGGCGCCGCCGCCTTCGCCGGATGTGTTGAGCCAGTCATCAAGCTCAAACATGCTTTGCTGAAACATGGCATCAGACGCATCGCCCAGTGCGTTGTTGCTATCTTTAAACTCGTTATAACGTAGCTTACTGCCGATCAAAGACTTGGCCGCTGTGCGTCCTTCTTTGCCCTCTGTAATAGCTCTTTTGTAATATGCGTTATAATCTGATGTGGACAATTGATCGGCGTATTGATCAACCAAACCCGGCGTCAAAATGTTGTCGTTGTCAGCCCGGTTTAATATTTTCGTCGCTTCTTTTGTTGTTTTAATATCAGCCCCGGCTTGTGTTTTCTTGCCCAGACCAAGCACAGCCTCAGCGGCTTTGCGCTCTGTCGCTGTGTAAAAATTATCTTTCAACAAATCTTTGTGTAATGCCAAAGCGCTGGCCATGGCCTCTTCATCACTTTGATCGACGTTAATGATGGTCTCATAATTTTTGCGATTAGCTTCGTCGGCCTTTTCTTCGTCGGCCTCTTCTTTTTCGCGGCGCTCAGTATCGATCTTGGTGCCAATGGTAAACATATCATTGACTATTTTTGTGACGTCGCCCTGATCCATTTCTTTGAATATTTGGCCAAGGATGGGGTCTGTCGTGTCACCGCTGGCAATCTGCATTACCGCCGCGGTGGCATCCGCAGAGGATGTCATAATGCCCATGATGGTTGATCGTGCCGTATCGTCGGCAGCGGCCATCTTTTTCTTTTGCCCCTCAGCCGGATCAATCGTGCCGTTATTAACTCTGTCGTCTATTTCTTTAATAAGAGATGTATATGCGTTTTGCCGGTCAGCTATGTTGGCGTTGACGTCGCCAGCCACAACAACGCGCTTATTTACGTTGTTTTCCATAATAGCGGTATCAGCTTGTCTAGCACGATCCCTGACGCTGACCTGAGCGTCACGAGTATATTTGACCGACTCTGAGTCTTTTATATATCCATCCTGAGCCATCTTTTCATAATGACCCGGAGTGTTTGTTGACGGGTCGCCAAACAGCTCAAGCATCGCCTGCGCTTTTTTCGCTCCATTACCCATGACTATATCGTCAACGAGCTGATTACCTTTCGACAGGCCGGCGGCTTTGTTCTGATCAATAAGGCGGTTACGCGCACTCTGATTTACATCAATGGTAAATGTGTTGAGAGAGTTACGAGCCTTTTGCTTAAAAGCGCGACGAACACGTTTGTCTTGGATCTTGTCGGCAATCGCGTCTAATTTTTGTTGCCCTATACTGCTAAAGCTCTGAGTACGGGCCGTCGGGTCATCAAACAACACCTCTTTAGGTTTTCTGGTTGTTTGCTCTTGCTGGAGCTTTTGCAGTTCCTGCTTGTACTCAAACTCAGCGTCATCGAGCTCAGTCTGTCTTTTTATCTTTTGTTGCTCAGCATAATAGTCAACCGCCATTTTTTCGGCTGATGACACCAGATCACCCACAGCCCGTAAGCCGGCAGACATGGCGCCAGGGTCGGCTCTTACGCCAAACATGGTAGCCCCAGTTTTTTCAGTGATACCGGTCTGTTGTCTATATGTTGGCACTTTCATTTATGCACCCGCTATAGCTGTGGCTGTTTGCATTAAGCTCTGAAAGGCTCTAGCCTTGCCCCGTGTGGCGGCAGCCTTGCCATACATTCTGTTGAGCTGGCCTTGTAGCCGTGACTCTACGCCTTTTTCGCGTAGCGTCTGAGCGCCGACCTGCGCGTTGTAACGCCGAGTTTCTATCTCAGCATCCGCCTCTTGAGCGTTAGCCAAGGCCACTTTGAGCGGGGTGCCCTCCTCAGCGATCCAGCCATTGTAACGATACGCCTGTTGCGTCGCATCTTGCAGATCTTGGAAATCTTCACGAAATTTCACAATGTTCTGTTCTTCTGTGAAAATAAGCTGTGCCGCTTCCTGATCTGCCGCTTTGGCATTACGCTCATTTACATCAGCATTAAAATTATATGCGGCCTGTTCTTGTTGTCCGGCCTGATACTCAAACAAAAATCCCATTATGTTACCTTTGCTATCCTGATGTAGTCTGCTTGCTCTGGGCCGTACTTACGCATCAGCCCCTCTTCTTCAAATCCCATGAGCTTGGCAAAGCGCCGCGCTGCCGGCCAGTCTGCTTTGCAAACGCCCTGCACCCGCCACAGTTTGTTTTCTGTGACGACCTTTTCCATAATGTCTGTTTTTGCAAACCGGATAAATGGCCTGACGTTTTGATGTATTTTGCTAGACGCTATGAACCACGCCTCGCCTACACCTGGCCACATATCAACAATGCCAGAACAACATATGATATGTCCGTTTTCCAATAATGTGTACGACCACCCCGGCTGTTGCAAACTATCAGCATATGATTTCATATAGCCAATGTTTTTGACGGCGCCGTCGTTCAAGTCGCCATCCATGAGATCATGTAAATGGCTGGGGTGATAATCAATAATCCTCACTGATCAAACGTAATTAGGCGCGGGAATATGCCAATAATAGTCATTGGTAGCGGTTGATCTTGCTTTACCACTACAAAACCGTCGGTATCAAACCCGCCTCTAAATTCTATCTCTTTGTCGCCGGTAAACAGCGGTATCGCCGCCGTCATTGGATTGGCAGACGATCTAAACGGTATGCGGTCTAGCTCAGTTTCTGAACTGCCCACAGTAACACCAACCGTGCGGAACAAACGTAACACCACCTCATGTATGCGCTTTATCTTGCCTTGTGATGTGCCCTCTGTGCCGCCGGCATCAATACGCATCGTTTGCAATATTGAATTATAATTTAATCCGACATGCGCTTTGGTCACAGAAAAGTCTAATGTGATACTGCCAGAGCTGACAGTTTTATCTGGGTGTGTGGCACCGTTAGCCAGTATTGAGACAACCTCGCCCTCTAAGTGATCAAGACCGCTAATAGTCGTCGCCGCTGACCCAGAATAGGTCAGGCCGCTATCAACAAAGAAAGCATCCTCGACATCATCGCCAAAATCAAAACTGCTAAAATATTCAACATAACGCTTGGTGCCGCTATTGATTGTACGCTTGACGACAAGGTATGTGTCATCCTCATTTAGGTCGCCGGGTATAGTTGCCACGCTTTCTACATGACCAAACGCATCAGAGCCAAAACCTCCACCAATGATATGTTCATGCCAAGCAATCACGTTTTCTTCGCGCCGGTAGGTCATGCCGACAAATTTACCATTCTCCAACACGCACCAAACCACATTGTCTGGCTCTTGTTGCAAGGACATTTCTTTAATGCCGCTTTCGGTAATGTGCTCAGCCAGCAACGTCATATCGGGCGCTTGATAGCTATCGGTGTTTAGATCGAACACTAGCTCCCTTAGCTTACGCTTTGCGCGTTGCACAAACAGCGTTACGTTGGCCACCTGCACCGGTTGGACGTCTGCCGACCCATATGTAGCCTGACGCCTCACAACGGCGTTTGTGGGGCTTAGAGGGGCATCCTCAGAGCTGGTCACCACAAACTCACCGCCTGATGTGCCAACCAACAATACCCTGCCAGCTTGCAGGTATCTGATAATGTTTACCTGATTTGACCCCAGTGTGTAGACCAGAGCATCATCGGCATCGGTGCCGGCGGCAAAATCCTCGAAGCTGCCACCTACTGAGAAAAACAATGTTTGCGGCTGATCAGTGGTTGATGCGAACACCAGGCGCTGTTCATAAAAAGCAACGGCTGCCGGATAGCCGGTGGTATTTGAAAACGCGCCTAGCGCCCAATCTGTGCTAGCTGTAAGATCTCCAGATATTGTGACGGTATCGCCAGCGGCTTCATCTGTTAAATCAGCGCTGGGTGCTAGCAATAATGTATCTTCAGTAACCTTTACAACAATAGCTGAGGTTTCATTGTTATTGGCTGTGGTAAAGCCGGTAACGGTTACCTTTTGGCCTACCTTAAAGCCTTGCTCTATAAACTGGCCGGCGCTGTCTTGATACCGGTCATTATGTTCCAGACCGGTAGACGATGGATCTCCCTCGTGGGCTGATATGGTTGTCGCCGTATAGCTAGGCATCAGCTCTGTGCGACCGTCTGCGTTTTCTGTTACATCAGCATCGACAGATGTGGCGGATGTAAATGTGGTTATCTTGGCAAAACCATCATGTAATTTTACCAGCCGGCCAACGTCTGTACTGGCAAATGTGTTAGCACTGGCTGTGATCGTCACGTTGCCGGTTCTAGCGTCAGCCACCAATGTGGTTGATGTTATGTTGTCGTCACCCATGGGGCCACGCAACAAATCAACCTCTGCAATCGTCCATGCGGTGTGGCTGGTTCTTGTAATCTTGCGCGGCGAAAAATCAGGATGCACAAGATACATCACATCAGCAGATTGTGTAAACTTGAGTTTGTCTAAGTCTGTGTGAGCGTATGGCGTAGTCACCTCAATAGGATTGCTACTGCCATCAACCACCGTGCCGCCATCTTTATGAATACGGAAATATTGATCACCAAACTCCAAGATATAGGCTTGGGTGACATTAAACTCAAATGGTATTAAACGGGCGTTATGGGCGCTGTTTTTTACCTCACGCACAAAAATAGTACCGGGGCGCCGGCTAGCGCCACCATGCGGGTGCACTAAAAAATTCTGTAGTTTTTTACAGCCATTAAAATATTTGCTGATATCTGTCCGGCCATCGAGGCGGGGGCTCAGCTCTCCGGCTGTGAAATTGGTAAACGCTGGTGACGCCTTCGCCATTAGAACCTCGCGTTAATAAAGGTGTCGGCAGCAACTGTGCGGCTATCTGAAATGACAGATGTGTTGATGTCGTTGTCTTCTGTGGCATCAACAAACCTAGCCTCAGTTAGTTTCTGTTGATACAGCGTAAACATATTGGCAGACAACGCTGAGCTGTTTACCAGCGGATATGCAAGATCAGCGGCCATGGCGGCGGCTAGAGCCTCTACCAGCAATGTGTCATATTGGACAGGATCTGTGACCCGGCCAATATAAATCATTTCGATAGAGCTTTCGTTGCATAATAGCTTGCGGCCTTCGACCTTATACAGAATATCCGTATCGCTTAATTGCAACACGCGTAGACAAAACGGGTCGGTCGGCAAAGTAAATTGCTGGCTAAATGTAAATGCGGGGGTAGCGGAGTCAGGTGATAGTGACACTCTGGTCGTCAGGCAGTTCCAAGGATGTGAGCGGAAAACGCTATCGCGCACAAAATTGTAACGCTGGTTGCAGATCCGTGCCGCCTTACTGTCTTCGGTGAGACTGATGATATTAGACGCGCCAATCTGATTCAAAGCGCTGTTACATATATCAACGACAGATGCCATATCAAACTCCTAGAAGGTGGTTGGGGGGTGTTTCGGTTTAACCCCCCTCCCATAGGGAAGAGGGCGGCTTGCGCCGCCCTCTGGTGGTTTAGTCGATGACATAAAGCATTGTCACAGCAATAGTGCCTGTGCCAGCGGCACCGCCCATTGTTACTGTAACAACCTTGCCATCTTCATTGGCGTCTACCTCTTCACCGTTCAGCAGTGCGAGAGTGGCCGCAATGTCCACAATCTGGGCTGATGTTGAAGCGGCGGCGGCTTTGTAGGCAGCGGCAGATGCGGCAACAGCCGATCCACTGCTATCTGTGTGAGCCGCGTAGCCAACAGACAATGTGGTAGAACCACCCAAAGCATCGTGAGCCAACTGGCCTTGCAGGATACGCGCACCGTTTGGCAACGCAAACATCTCAATTACATCGCCTGATGCAAGTGATGATGCTTCGTATGTGCCATAAGCAACGCGAACATTTCCTGCAAGCTCATTAGCTTGTACGAAACCAGAAGGGTCGTCCTGAGTCAGCGTGGTACGCTGAGTGCTATATACAGTAGCCATATCTCATGCCCTCCTTATGCGCTTTCGTCACAATCGATTTGCACGACTTTCTCTTCCTCCATCCGGGTAGCCCCGAATGTTGCACAGTAGTAAACCTGTGTTGAGTAAGATTTGTCAGAACGCTCATCGATGCGTGACATGACGTCTTTACCGACAGCCAGCTTGATTCCGTCTTCAGCCCAAGCAAAGCATGTACGAATGTTGCCAGACTTGGCCAAGCGAGTTGACACATGGAACTGGAAGCCCAGAAATGTGTTAATTTCGCCTTGTACCAGAGCTTTGATCGTATTGAAATCAGAGCTGGTGACTGTGGTGCTGTTTAACAGCGCCTCAATCTGGTCTGGCCCCACGGCAATATGACGCGGGATTGATGGGTCAACAGATGCAAGGTCAAGAACTTTCTTGGCCTCAATCAGTTTCGCCAAGGTCAGGTCAGCCGAACCATTAGCAATCTGGTGAGCCGCAAGCATTGATGTGCTTGTGCCACCGGACTTGCCGGTTTTCGCTGTGCCTGTAGCGGCTTCAATGATGGCATCATCCATAGCACGACCCATGGCGGCGGCAGCCGCACGAGCATATGTGCTGGTTGGATCGATCAACATACGCACTTTGTCGGCGTCGTCGATCAGGTCAGCCCATTCATATGAATCCATAGTCACCATTCTACGGCTATGGGGTGTTTCAACCATAGGCGTATCCTGATGCCGTGATGTACGTTTTACCGCAGCGGCGGCACCAACTTGGTCAAAGAAAGCCTTTTCACCAGTCACTGATTCCTCAGATACGCCACCCCGTAGGATTGAGCCCATCTGCTGAGAAAGCAGTTGTACGTTAGCGCTAAACTGCTGGGAAAACGCGGTAGTGATTTGCGTAGACATATCTATGTCTCCCTTCGTTTTGCAGTTAAATAGTTGCTACCCGGCACCGCGCCGGACAAAGGTTTGTGCAATAACGGTTGCGCCGACGGGGGCTAACTTGCTTGTCCCGGTTTTTTGCTTGGCGCTTTAACTGACTGGGCCATTGGCTTGTCAATCGGTTGTAGGCACCATTGCAAATTTCTTTCAGCATGTTCCAGCGGGTTGTTAATCATCGCCGCCGATCCTGTTTCCAAGGTCAGCCGCAACACCTCAAGCCGGAACTCGCGATCTGCTTCAATATCAGCCACCCGTCATCTCCCTGTATTTGAGAGCTTCGTTTACATAAAACGTATGCTCAGGGTGGCGTTGATCCCAATATGGCGAACCTTGGGCTGTTAACTCTGCCAGCCGGCCTTGTGCATCTGCCGGCGTCAGAGCGCCAGAATTTTTGATGCCTTCGAGGCTATCTTCGCCAATCTTTGTATTTATAAACTGACTGATGTTTACCATCATGCGGATCATTTCCGGGTGGTCACCCAACAGCCGGCCATCGGCCAGCTCAATCTCCGACATGCCGGCCTCACCAAATTCCTGCATGACTGCGTTGCCATTCGATATCATATCGTTATAGGCAGCGCCGTATTCTCTTTTTAGCTCAATCTCCGTGTTTTCACGGATTTGTTGCACCTGACCGCTATCATTAGCGACCATGTTACCTAAAAACTCGTTATACCCGCCTAGCAGTCTTTGAGCTTGGCTAGGGGTCAGGCCGGCCTCGTGAGCCGCGTTTTTAAACCAGTTGAGCATTTCATCACTTGATTGGGCGCCCTCCGGAATTTCATTCTCAAGCTCATAGCCATCCGGCGTATCTGGCCTACCCAATCGGCGATATACCTCGCCCCAGTCCTCATCGGTGGCATGTTTGCCCGGTATAGCCACTTTATCAGCGCCAATCATTGATTGTGCGTTGACATAGGACTTAGCCAGTGCCCCGACGTCCTGAATATGTTCTAATGATTTATGACCCCGGATTTCTTCGGGGATGCTAGTGCGCCAATCGCTGGCGACAGACTGGGCTACCTCTGCATCGGCAGAGACCTCAGCTACCTGTTCTTCACTCATTTGATGTAATGTCCTCTAATGGTTTGCGGTCACGGATCATAGATTTAATAAACAGCAAGACCGTCCGTTGACCTTCCCGGTATGCTGTTTCACATGGGTCTGATGAAAATGTGGACGAATGTTCACAAAATCTCACACCCAGATCATCGAGTATTTTTTGCCCGTCTTCGCTAGTAAATACGGTTTTATAAAGCTGGATAATATCTTCTGGTGTCATGTTACTCCGCCGCGTCTATTGCTCTTACCATTGGCGCGGCGTTGCCGGCAGCTTCAGCCTGTTGCATTAGTTGTTGTTGTTCTGCCATGGCCGCTTGCTGTTCTGCACGTTCAGCTCTCATAATTGAAACCTCACGCTCACCACGCACCGCTGAGGCCGGCACACCCAGTATCTTGATCAGGTGCTTGGATATGCCGTCACTGTCCACATAATCCATGATTGATGGGTCAAGCTGTGACAATGGCGTCATCAGTTCAAGCAGTCTGGTCATAGACTGAATGTCGCCTTGGCGCTGTGCCTTGGCCAATGGGCTGACATATTCGATCTCCAGATTTGTGTTGGCCATAAACTCCGGCGCCGGCTGATATGCTTTTTGCCGGGACAGGATGTTATATACACGGCTGATCAATGGTTGCAGTAGCTCCTGGCTCAATCTTCCAGTCAGAGGGCCAAGAAGCCGCATTTTTTCCTCAGTCCTTTGTACGACCTCTGTCGCGGTCATCTGAGGGCCGGTGCCCAGAATAAGCTGG